GTAACGTAATCAACTGTAATAGTGATTGACTTGGCGTGGTTGGGAGGGATATTGATTAGGATGCGGTTATTTGCCACACCCTTTTCAAACTTCATTGAAGGATGTAGCCAAGCTGGTTCACGGCCTTCGATTACATCTACAATGTTCTGCTGATGGGGGAAGGTACGGCTGTGAAGGAATCGCTGGCGAAACTCTTGGAATGAGATGTCGTGAACATCGCCACCGGCAAACTGCTTGTCCTTAAGACCTAGGCGGGTTCGGTCTACTTTATCTGCAAAGATCTTATCTGTACGACGATAATACTCGTAGGTCTTGATGGATTTGCCAGCAGAGGCGGTAGCCTGCTCAATAGTCATACCCTCTGCTACACAGCCAAGGATAATACGCTTGGCAATGTCAGCTGAATTATCTGCCACGTATCCTCCTTGTAGAGCGCGATGAGCGCGTTAAAAATTTTTTTACAATTTGGGGACGGGCCGGAATCGAATTTTATTTATACCTGGTTCGGAAATGATCATTACCTGGTTAATGATAGACCTATCCCGATTAAAAAGCGCCGCTAGCGTCGGGCTTAGCGCCCGAGGGAGCCACAGCGAACTGAGGGGTAAGTCAGTACTCGGCCTAGGGGCCTCGTAAGAGGCGGCCACGGGTCGCAAAGCACACTACCCCCGCTTTGCTCCCCTACTATATATAAGGCAGGAAATTTTAACGGTTTCCCGCTTTTTATTTGTGATGTTAATCACATTAGTAAAACCGCAGGTCAGAGGCCATATTTGTAGCTTTGACTTTAGCAAAAATATTTATTTGGGGAGTACAGGTATATACGCCAGCGGATTAAGCATACGGGGGTCCGTTTTGCGGGGCAGACCGTTGTCCACAGGGCTATGCACAGGCTGTGGATAAGGTTGTGGATAACTGTTTCGAACGGATGTTCGGGCGGACTACCACCACGGCAGACCTCTCACTTAATCCTCAGCAATTAAGTAACCGCTATTCGAACAGGTGTTCGGCTATTGTATCGGCTGTAACTAGTTGAACATTCAACCATCTGCAACCCGTAACCCTGTTACATTCTCAGGAAACGCCCAGCAAATCCCCTGCCAATCGTTATGAAACTGTGACCTATAAATGCTTGTTATCTATTGACACGGTATAGTCCCGCATATATATTTCTCTCATCAAGCCAAACCGCTTGAACTAACCTACGAGGAGATAAAAGAATGACTAGAAAAGATTATGTACTAATCGCTCGCAACATTGAGCAAGCCTACTATCTAGACGACACACAGCGCAACACAATCGCGCAAGACCTAGCCGATTCCCTTTCAATGGACAATCCTAGATTCGACCGCGCCCGATTCCTTACCGCTTGTGGGGTGAACTAATGAAAACACTACGCGAATTGGCGAAAGAGGCGGGGATAGATGAGAAGTATTTCGAACGCGATTTCCTGATGCTAGACCAACGCTATGCGATTATGCAAGACGAGAAAGGGCTACACCTAACAGATGTAATGTCGTGGGCTAGCTTTTCTCCTCGTACTATCGGGCGAAAGTCTAACGCAACGGCAAAAGGCTTACAATTTCAACTAGGGCAATACAAGGTGTGGATGAGACAAAACGAGCAGAAAGTAGGGTAGAGTACGCAACAGACCGAAACACCCGCAAGGGTGTCCACCCGTAAGGCGGGTGCTGACGAGGTCAGATAGAGAAAGGGTTACAAGATGGGCGCAAGGGTTATTTTTAACATCAAGCAAGACGAGGAAAACTACATCTGCCTTTACTCACACTGGGGGGAGACGACAGCGTTAGAGGATGCGGGCAGGGCAATAGCAAAAGCCCGCCCAAGATGGGGAGATGATTCCTATTGTGCTCGCATCATCATCAGTCAGCTAATCGGTGACCAATGGGACAGTGAGACAGGCTTCGGGCTGTGGGTATCTAACGAACCTTGCACGGATGAGGCGTGGGTTTTGATTGACCTACAAGAACAGACGGTGACAGCGGTGGACGGGACACACTCGTTCGAGGGATTTATCAACTATCACAGCGTGGCTGTGTAAGGGGGCAGGGAATGATTATCTCTACATTTTGCCAAGAATGTGACGTGGATTTACTAGACATTGAGGGAGAATACCAACAAGAAAGTAATGTAATGACTTACACCTGCACAAAGTGCGGGAGCGAGCAAGACCAACAAGACTGGGAGGAAAAGTAAATGAACAACTTAACTGTAAGAGGCTGGGTTGTGCTGGTAATTATCCCGACCTTGCTCATAGTGTGGGCAATGTGGCAGATGTCAGCTAATTTATGGTATGTGGGAGATAGCGGGAGCTTTCTCGGCTACTGTTGGGGGACTATGGTAGAGTGCTACAAGGAGGGAAAGTAATGGATAAGTGCAGGTTTTGTGGGCTAAGAGGACTCGTATTATCAACCGTCAATGTTGATTATTCTTGCGAGCACTGTGGACAATGGCAAGATGCCATACTCAATGATGCGTGGGGGATAACAGGTTACACAATGGAGGAGGCAAAGTAATGGATGAAGTAATGTATTGGAGCGACCTGGCAGAACTAAATCACGCTACGCAGGTAGAGAAGTTTAACTTCTGTATGTGTGAGGACAACGAAGGGCAGGAGAATCCTTACGAGGACTGCCCAAAGGAGGAGAGCAAATGAATAAGCAGGAGATACTTTCAATTATAGATTCAACTCAAAACTTTAACGCCTTTATAGAGGGAATGGACACTATCAACGGTCAATCACTAAGCCTAGTGATAGACGTGGCAGGGGTAGACGGCGAGGAGTGGACGGACGAGGAGTGCTTGGAGACCATTAAAGAGATTGTAGATTTAACTAACGCCTATAAAAACACACACGATTGGAGCGACTAATGAGTTACGAACCACCACTAGATGACCCGATAGCGGGAGAGGCTGAGCTTTGGAGATGTGCAGGGTGTAATGAGTACTTTCACCCTGATAAATATGATTGGCACGTGGACGAGGAATGTCCTGGTCCACTAGGAGCAAGCGAGGGAGAGAGCGATGATTAGTTGCGAGTTGCAAGACCTAGAGCAAATTATGGGTAAAGCTGGTGTGTTATTAACTGGCAATGCCTACGACAAGGCGCAGGACTACTTACAGGATCATTGTGTATGCGCTACCTATAACTATTTACTGGGCTACAAGCGGGGGAGAGAATAATGAATAGCAGCTGCGTACAAGATAGACACCAATTATGTGAGGATAGTGTGCAAGATACCTACGCTTGCTCTTGTCCTTGCCACTTAGAGGAGGTAGCGTAATGAATAGAGAGTACCTAAAGGCTAAGGTAGACCTATGCCTTAATCAAGCTGAGATAGACATACAACAGCAGGAGATAGCGAACGCTATCAAGAACCTAGAGAGGGCGAACCTTGCCCTATCACGTATCTTTAATTTGGAGGAGGACGAGAGTGAGTAACGTATACACAATTCACCCGCCTAAGTCGGATCTGATCCTATTCTATGAAGTGGTCGAGCCTGATGGCTCTAACACGTGGGGCGGGGCTAGTGCTGAGCAGTGTATCCAATGGCTTAGCCTTGCACCAGCTAACTCTCGTGTGCTTGTGAGTGCGTGGGATAGTGATGAGGAGGACGCTCACCTGGTAGGGCAGACGCTAGACATCACGGAGATAGTAAGGGCAGCGAGCCTATGATGTACTGGCTAGGGATAATCTCAGTAATGCTGGTAGCATACGTACTGATAGTGTGGGAGGACAAGATCAATGGAGAGTAAAGAGGTAAGCGGTAAGCAAGCAGTTCATTATCGAAACTATAGGCGAGCAAGAGACCGTGCGTTAGTGCGCCTGTCTCACCTCTATCCGAACGTGTATAGAGACTTGCTAGCGGAGGAGAAGGACAATGACCAAACAAAAGGTAAGAATTGGGTTGCTAGTAATACCCGTGTTAGCGTTACTATGGGCGTTCGCTCCGGACCAAAGCGTAGTAGAGCTGCCAAAAGACCTAAGCGTAGTCGCAAGAACAAAGGCAACAATGGAGGAAAAGCGTGAGAACAAGGCACTTACAGTTAGTTTCCTCAACGCACTCGGTTACAACGACAACCAAATCAAGTGTGCTATCGCCTTATGGACCCGTGAGAGCAGGCTTGACCACCTCGCAGACAACCCAAGATCAACAGCTTACGGAATTGCTCAGCTCCTTGGAGAACGTAGTAGCCAACCTGAATTACAAATCCTTCGCGGTGTACGATACGTTGAACATCGCTATCGAGGCAGTTTCTGCGGCGCTAAAAGACACTCAGACCGAGTCGGCTGGTACTGAATGAAACTTATACTAGACCCAGCATCATCAATGAGATCCTTCTACTTTGATAAGACAGATGAACGAGTCTTATTCGGTGACATTCGAGAGGATGAGACTCACCTATTAACCAACGGGCAGACTATTAAAATTAAACCAGATGAAGTAATGGATTTCAGGGACATACCATACCCTGATGAGTCTTTCCAGGCAGTAGTGTTTGACCCGCCACATATGCTTAACCTATCTGAGAAGTCTTGGATGCGAAAGAAGTATGGAGTGTTAGATAAAGAAACCTGGAGTGATGATATTACAAAAGGTTTTGCTGAGTGCTTCAGAGTCTTGAAGCCAAACGGCACACTAATCTTTAAGTGGAACGAAGTATCTATCCCGCTTAAAGAAATCTTAAAATTAACAGATCAAAAGCCTGTGATTGGACACCCATCAGGTAAGCGTATGGGTACACACTGGGTTTTATTTCTAAAAACTGAATAATCTTGCTGGGTTTCTAACCCTTTCCTAGCAAAACAAAATACCCTTCACCGTTTGGTGGAGGGTATTTTGCTAGCACTCAACAGGCGGGTGCCTGCCAGTGCATAAATCATAACACTATCCACCAGTAGAGTAAAACCCTCTACCCTTGAACTGAATACCCGGCGCGTCATAGACACGGGACATAGTTATGTGGCACACAAAACAACCAGGATCTTTGGCATCCTCGTGGATGCTACGCTCAATAGTTAATTTACTATCGCACTGTGGACACTTGTAATCATACTTCATAACTGCACCGCTTCATCAATAGGCAGGTAACCTACTAACTTCTCCATCTTGTGGTTGCGTGCAAACTCTGTAGTAGCTGGCATCCAACCAACTGACCACTCAGGTTCAGGTACATCCATCAGGTCAAAAGAAAAGACTCCCTTCGGAGTCGAGTTGATGTAGAACGGGATAAGATCTCGTTCAGCAGCCTGCGTTATCAGCTTGCGATACTTCATCTCTTCAATTAGCAGTGTGTCATAGTGTGTATAGCGACACTTGAGTTCTATGTAGTGACCGGCAGTAGCAGAGATACAATCAAAGGAATCGTAGATACCCTCAGATTTGGTAAGGTCTGGGTACAGACTCTCTTTCAGGTACTCAAATAGTTCTATCTCTTTCATTGCCACGGGCTGGGTCCTCCCAATAGTTCAATGAGTTTACGTAGAGAGTTGTTGCACCTGCGATCAGCGGTAGATACGGCGCACTCTAACTGTCCTGCTATCTGTTGCAGTGTGTAGTTATCGAAGTGGCGTAGGCGTAGCAGTGTTTGATCTTGCACATCTAACTTTAAGAAGCAACGCTTGATATCAATTAAGGTAGCAAGCAGACCGCCACCTTCTGATGGACTAGACTTACCCTTTGGCTGTCCATCCTGAATCATCTGTTGTATCTGTTCTAATACTGTTCCATCTACCACCGATGCAATAACAAAGGGAAGTAACTGTCCCAGCTTTGCACTCTCGTAGTAGACCTCATCTGCTGTTTGATAGCCGGACTTTAACGCCTTCTCTTTACGAGCATAGCGTTCTGCTACACGCCTCATCTGATAGGCGATGCGAGACTCATTGTGCTTACGCTTATCCTCATCAGGTTCTAACATCTGTTGATTGATGTAGGCAGAGCGACCTATAGCCCAAGCCATACACTCCTGCTTGATGTCATCACGTTCGACATAGTTCTTGTACCTGCGGTAGATAGTTCCTGCTACCGAAGGTGCTAAGTCGTAGACGACTGGATGTAGTTCAGTCATAACCTGCCTCGTAGATATTCGTTCAAAATAATTGCATTAAATTTTATATCAGTGGCCGTTATGAAATACGCTTTATCTGGGTCACGATAACTAGCATCCACGCTGGGGGCATCTCCCTTAAGTTCATTCACAAGTTTTTCAAACTCATTCATTGGTATCCCTTTCGAGAAAACGAATTACATTCTCCAAAGGAACTCCACGTTTTTCAAATGAACCCATAGCTGAGTTACACTTAAAACAAAGGAGACCACGCACCTCGCCTGTATTATGATTATGATCTACCGCTAATCGGTATAACTTTCCACCACGACTGGACGTTTCTGGTTGTTTACAGATAGCACAAACTCCACCCTGCGCTTCGTGCATAGCATCATATTGTTCAATAGTTAAACCAAACTGAGCTAGATTACGTACTCGTTCTCTGTCAGGATTTTTTGATTTCCATTTACGAACATAACTCTTATGCTTCTCTGGATCTTTAGCACGCTTATCGCGTGCTTCCTGAACTAAACGTTCCTTATGTTTAAGATAATAACGCTGTTGTCTTGTTAGACCATCGCTCATTTCTTGTCCGATATCTCTGGCCAAGCATCATCTAAAACCAGCATTGCTATTGCTGAATAATTTAACAAGTCAAGAAAACTATCTCTTAAAGATTCATTAGATGGTTGCACACCATTGTCCAAGAGATTGTTTATTCTCGCTACTTTATCCCAAATCCTCACACGCAGACCATTAAGTGGTCCACCTGGTGAGTGAGCAATGTTCTTTGGACCGTAGTCGTGGTGCTTACGCACCAGTAGATTGCCAGCTTGGTCCATAATACGCCAGACATCTGCAATAAAAGCTGCATCTATCTTGTCGGCGTAGGACGAAGCAGTATAGTCTCGGTTTCCATATTGATCTCTAGGATCTGGAAGCCCATATGCTGCAAAATCTGTACCATCTGTAGCCATTCGTCTCTACTCACCCTTCGGTTCACCTACTAGCAAAGCCTTGGTTGCATCTGCACCGTTGGCTAGGTAGTAGTCATTGATGTCCATACCTGGGGTAAGTGTAACAATAACTGAGTTCATTACCTCGTTAGCCACACGCTTAGCAAACTCAGCTCCAGGGTTAGAACCATCTTCTTTGATGTCATTATCTCCGACAATGTAGATAGTGTCATAGCCACTAAATAACTTCGGGAAGTGTGGCTTCCACGATGCAACTCCAGGTACACCGACTGCTGGGATACCTAGCATTCCACTGGTAACTACTGCATCTAACTCACCTTCGCAGACCACAATGTGTGGTGACTGCAAGGTAATATCACATACGTTATACAGGTGTGCCTTCTGCCCAGTAGGAGATCCATACTTAGGCTTGCCATCATCTAGCCTGCGAAACTTGAAACCTACACAGGAACCAGAGGCAGTGATGTAAGGTATTGACAGCCAACCCTCATACATCTCGTGTCCATTGTGAGGTTTTGTAACCACACCTAACATAAACTGTGAGGCTACAACCTCAGATATCCCACGTTCTGCTAGCACGCCTAGCGCCTCTGGACTTATTGCCTGAGCGTATTGTTGCGCCGCTTCCAGTAGCAATTTCGATTGCGCGTTTGAGGCCATCGTTAAACTCCAAGTTCTCTAGTATGCAGACTATGTTCACTGCATTGCCACCTCTGCCACAGGTCTGACAAAAGTAAAGGTTCTTATCTGTATTCATAGAGGCAGACCTACGTGAGTCAGCGTGCATCACACAACGCACAGCTACCTCTCTACCCTCTCGTACTTCCCCACCGAAGTAACTTACAATAGGACTTATGGGGATTGCGTTTGCATCAACGGAACCTTTGTATCCTTTAGCTTTGCGTGACCTGGACCAGTCTTGTGTTGACATACGCACCCCTTGTAATCGCACTTACCGTGCCAATGCTCAGACCTTTTAAGGTGACTGAGTTGGTTCTCTTCTCCACCTTTAAGACAGTTCTGGCAAATCATCTGTTCCCTCTACATATTCTTCTGTTGCTTCTTCAGCATCTGACTCTTCAATAAGTTTGTCAATGATTGCATCAAGTTCTTCTGCTGAACTTGCTTGTGTCATCCAAATCTGTGATGTACTAACTTCTCCACCTGGTACTGGCATTACTGTTTCTCCTTAATCCATTGTGCTAGGTCTTGAATGACCCAGGCTTGATCTATTGATGCGTTGCGACGCTTAACTACAACATAAGACATAGGGACTTCCCCAAGTCCACGTGCCTTGGCGTAGTTAAGCGCCTCAACTTGTGCTTCTCTCCAGAACTCCGGCAGAGATAGTGTCTGCCTGTTCTTGAGTTCAAGGATATAGGTTTCTCCCGATATGATAACAACCATATCGCCCTCATCCTTTGCGCCTGCTTTTGTCAGACGTTCTGCAATGACACCAGATTTACGGAGCCACTTCATTACATCTGTTTCAAAAGCAGAACCCTTGCGTCCATTCTTGTTAGCCAAGTGCTGTTACCGCCTCAATGATTCCTGCTTCCAAAGTAATCTTTGGTGTGTAGAAACTGAGCAGCTTTGTGTTATCAGATACACGGTGCATACAGCCAACTGGTTTATCAGGTCGAGTAAGTATCTCACCCTTGTAACCGACTGCATCCATAGACATCTGTGCCAGTTCTGTAAAGGATGTTGACCTACCTGTACCAAGGTTGATTGGTCCAGTAATGCCCTGCTCAACAGCAGTTAGTACTGCACTAACAATATCTTCGATATGAATAAAGTCTCGTGTCTGTGTACCTGGACCCCAGACTTCAAACGGATCTGACTTCTTAACAGCACGTCTGATGTACATAGGGAACGGATAACTTGTATCTTGTAGGTATGAGTAACCTGAGAATGGTCTGAAGATATGAACGTTCTCTACAAATGATGCAAGATACTCACCGATTACCTTAGCCATACCGTAAGTCATATCAGGACCGTTAGGTGATGAAGGTGTAATCATCCACTCTTGTAATCTCTTAGCCTCGCTACCCTGCTGGTAATGCGTAGGATATGCAGCACTAGATGAGAAGTAAACAATCTTCTTAGGCTTAGTCTTCAAGCACCACTGAAAGAACTCAGAGTCAATGCTGAAGTTATCAGCAACAGCCATTGGTCTACCTTCAATGGACTCACGTCCACCTACGATAGCAGCTAGATGGATAACAAGATCATACTCTTTGTCATCACGCTTGAAGAAGTCTCTGCAATCAATACCTTTCTTGATATCAATACCAGTTACATTGTGGTCAGGGCCTAAGCGCTTGTGAAAGTACTTACCGACGAAGCCTTCGTTACCTGTAATTAAAACTCTCATCCGATTAACTTCATCACTTTCTTCAGGTCATCCTCGAACTCTTCACTCAGGTAACGCACAAACTCTTTCTGGTCTGCACTGCCTACCTCTTCTGAGTTTGCATCAGCATAGCCTGCATCCATCTCAGCTTTACCTGCGTATGGATGTAGATGTTCAATGATGACATCATCAAAGTAATACAGTGAGTTAATCTTCAAGCCCAGTGTCATCCAGAAGTTATCCATAAACAGGTGAATCAACTTAGGCGGTGCCATAA